CCAGACCTTGAAGACGAGCTGGCTGCTGACAGGCTAAAAAATGCAGCGGCCACTAAAAAGCTTGCTATATTTGATGCGTTAGAGATACTCAATCGTATAGAGCAAGAGAGAGAGAATTTAGAGGCTATGGAGAAGCGTGGCGATTCATCTACTAATACCAAGCAAGGTTTTGCAGAACGAAGGTCAAAATAAACTACTTACTCAGCTCGAAGGTGTAGTGCCTAAAAACGTTCTTGCCAGAAAAAATCGCGCAAAAAACTGGGAGTACGGATATAACGAAGACTATGACTTTGTGGTTATATCAAAGGACGGAACGGTAGGTGAGGTGGTCGAAATACAGGGTGTGCGTATTGCGCTTCCTATGTCTGCCTCCGACCCGATACAGCGAAGTAAATCCAAGAAAGAGCAGTACTGGCAGCCATTAGAGTATCCCAAGGAGCTTACACGTATCAAGACAATATTTCAGTGGAATGATATGCCCGCTGAGTTTAAAGACAGGTGGGTAGACTTTGTAGAGCAAGAGTTCGACAGGCGTGAAAATGGCGCGTGGTTTATGAATAACGGAGTGCCTACATACATAACAGGCTCGCACTATACTTACCTCCAATGGACCAAGATTGACGTAGGGCTTCCTGACTTCCGAGAAGCCAACCGTATATTCTATATATTCTGGGAAGCGTGTAAAGCTGATGTCCGTTGCTTTGGTATGTGTTACCTTAAGATACGTCGTTCAGGATTTTCTTTTATGGGGTCTTCGGAGTGCGTGAATATAGGGACGTTAGCTAAAGACGCTCGTGTAGGAATACTTTCCAAGACGGGTGCTGACGCCAAGAAGATGTTTACGGATAAAGTCGTTCCTATATCGGCTAACTACCCGTTCTTTTTCAAGCCTATACAGGACGGTATGGACAAGCCAAAGACAGAGCTTGCCTACCGAGTGCCTGCGTCTAAGATTACTAAGCGTAATATGTACCTCGATGAGTCTGAGGAGCTTGACGGTCTCGATACCACTATAGACTGGAAGAATACAGCGGACGACAGTTATGACGGAGAAAAGCTGCTCCTATTGGTTCACGACGAGAGCGGTAAGTGGGAGAAACCAGAGAACATCCTAAATAACTGGCGGGTCACGAAGACCTGCCTACGTCTCGGTAGCCGTATTATAGGGAAGTGTATGATGGGCTCTACATCTAACGCTCTAAGCAAAGGTGGTGGTAACTACAAGACTCTATACAATCAATCTGACGTAAGCAATCGTAACGCCAACGGTCAAACCAAGAGCGGTATGTACAGCCTTTTTATTCCTATGGAGTGGAACTTTGAAGGCTATATCGACAGGTATGGTATGCCTGTATTTAGGAAGCCGCTTCACGATGTAAAGGGTATCGACGGAAGCTCTATTAAAATGGGTGCTATCGAGTACTGGGAGAACGAGGTGGCTTCACTTAAGAACGACCCCGACGCGCTCAACGAGTTCTATCGGCAGTTTCCGCGTACCGAGTCTCACGCTTTTCGAGATGAAAGCAAGCAGTCTATATTCAATCTAACTAAGATATACCAGCAGATTGACTATAACGACGAAATGATAAAGGAGCATTACCTCACTAGGGGTTCTTTTCATTGGAAAAACGGTGAGAAAGACAGTCAAGTTATATGGACGCCAGAGCGTAACGGCAGGTTCTTGTTGGGGTGGACGCCTCCGTCACGTATGCAAAACCACGTCGTGGTTCGCAATGGTATGAAGTACCCTGGAAACGAACATATTGGCTCTCTAGGTTGCGACCCGTACGATATATCTGGTGTAGTAGGCGGAAGGGGTTCGAACGGCTCTCTTCACGGGATGACTAAGTTTAATATGGACGACGCCCCGAGCAACGAGTTTTTCTTAGAGTATGTAGCTCGACCACAGACCGCTGAGATATTCTTCGAAGAAGTTTTGATGGCCTGTATATTCTATGGTATGCCTATCCTTACCGAGAATAACAAGCCAAGGCTTCTCTATCATTTCAAGAACAGAGGTTACCGCAAGTTCTCTATGAACCGTCCCGACAAGAAGTTTAATAAACTCTCTAAGACGGAGAAGGAGCTGGGTGGTATACCAAATACCTCGGAAGACGTAAAGCAATCTCACGCTTCGGCTATCGAGACTTATATCGAGAAACACGTTGGTATTGATATGGAGGGAACGTATCGAGAGCAAGGAGATATAGGCGCTATGCCATTTACTAGAACCCTTGAGGACTGGGCTAAGTTTGATATCAACAACAGGACTCGATTTGACGCTACGATAAGCTCTGGATTGGCCATTATGGCTAACCAAAAACACATCTATCAGCCTGTTGAAAAGCAATCGAAATTATCTGTTACCTTTGCTAGGTACAACAATCGTGGAAATATAAGCGAACTAGTTAAATAATGAGAGATGTTCAGGTTAACATAGCATCTGCCTCGTTCCCTACCCAATTTGTTTCTGACGCTGAAAAGGCGACTTATGAGTATGGATTGCAGATTGGACAAGCCATTCAGTATGAGTGGTTTAAGAGGGATGGAAACGGTTGTCGCTTCTATAGCCAATGGAGAGATTTTAATCGACTCCGATTGTACGCTAGGGGAGAGCAGTCTGTTGCTAAGTATAAAAGTGAACTCTCGGTCGACGGTGACCTTTCTTATTTGAACCTGGACTGGACTCCAATTCCTATCATCCCTAAGTTCGTTGATATCGTAGTTAACGGTATGTCGGACCGTTTGTTTGATGTCAAGGCTTACGCTCAAGACGCTATGTCGTCGGCAAAGCGTAGTAAGTATCAGGATATGATAGAGGCTCAGATGGTCTCTAAAGACCTTTTGATGCAGGTAAAGGAAGGATTTGGTGTTGACCCTTTCACTGTATCTCCTGACGAGCTTCCTAATAGCGACGAAGAGCTTTCATTGTATATGCAGCTTAACTATAAGCCAGCCATAGAAATAGCGGAAGAGGAGGCTATCAATACACTTCTCGAGCAGAACAGGTATAACGAAACCAGGCAGCGCGTAGACTACGACCTTGCTGTACTTGGTGTAGGAGTTGTAAAGCACGAGTTCCTCAAGGGTGACGGGGTACAGGTAAAGTATGTAGACCCCGCTAACGTGGTATATAGCTATACCGAAGACCCGTACTTCCAAGATAATTTCTACTGGGGAGAGATTAAGACAGTGCCTATCACTGAGCTTATTAAGATAGACCCTAACCTTACTACGGACGACCTCAAGGAAATTTCAAAGCATTCTCAGAGCTGGTACGATTACTATAACGTACAACAGTTCTACGATAACGATATCTTCTATCAGGATACCACGACCCTTATGTACTTCAACTACAAGACAACACAAAAGTTTGTCTACAAGAAGAAGGTAATGGATGGCGGAGGCGCTAAGGTGGTTGAGAAGGACGATACGTTTAACCCACCAGAAGAGATGATGGAGGATGGTCGGTTCGAGAAAATCGAAAAGACTATCGATGTATGGTATGAGGGCGTTATGGTTATGGGAACCAATATTATTCTCAAGTGGGAGATGGCGGAAAATATGGTCCGTCCTAAATCTGCATCGCAGTACGCAGTTCCAAATTACTTGGCTTGTGCGCCACGTATGTACAAGGGTAACATCGAGTCATTGGTTCGACGTATGATTCCTTTGGCTGACCAGATACAGATTACCCACCTTAAACTACAGCAAGTAATGTCGCGCATCGTTCCAGACGGTGTGTTCATTGATGCTGACGGACTTAACGAAGTAGACCTTGGGACAGGCAATGCGTACAACCCAGAGGACGCTTTGCGTCTGTATTTCCAGACGGGTAGTGTAGTCGGGCGTAGCTATACGCAGGATGGCGAGTTTAATAACGCTCGAGTCCCTATCCAGCAGCTCACCAGTAACTCAGGGCAGTCTAAGATTAGTGCTTTGATTGGGAACTACAATCACTACCTCAATATGATACGTGATATTACTGGTCTCAATGAAGCGCGTGACGGCTCTATGCCTGACCCTAACTCATTGGTAGGGGTACAGAAACTAGCGGCGCTTAACTCTAACGTAGCCACTCGTCATATCTTAGATGGTAGCTTGTTTATATTGAAGTCGTTGGCTGAAGCTTTGTCGTGTAGGGTAGCTGATATATTGGAGTATGCGGACTTTAAGGAAGAGTTTGCAAATCAAATCGGCAAGTACAATATCTCTATCCTTAACGATATCAAAGATTTGTATATCTACGATTTCGGTGTCTTTATTGAGGTGGCCCCTGACGAAGAGCAAAGGGCTATGCTCGAGCAGAATATCCAGATGGCTTTGTCTAAGAACGATATCAATTTGGAGGACGCTATCGATATCAGAGAGATTAAGAACATCAAGCTAGGTAATCAATTGCTTAAGCTCAAGCGCAAGAAGAAGCAAGAGCGCGAGGAAGCTATGCAGCTTCAGCAGCAGCAGATGCAAGCTCAGCAGCAGTTCGAATCTCAGAAGCTGGCTACGGAGTCTCAGATGATGAAGATACAGGCCGAGGGTCAGCAGAAGGTGCAGATTAAACAAGCCGAGGTGGCTTTTGATATCGAGCGTATGCAGATGGAGGCTCAGCTTAAAAACCAGTTGATGCAGCAGGAGTTCGATTACAATATGCAGCTCAAGGGTGTAACTGAAGAGCTTATTGCTGGGCGAGAAGATATGCGTGAAGACGCTAAAGCAAAGCGTATTAGTCAGCAGAATACAGAGCAGTCGAAACTAATTAATCAGCGTAAGAACAACTTACCGCCTATCGATTTTGAATCAAATGAGGACAGCCTTGATGGCTTTGACCTTGCTGAGTTCGAGCCACGATGAGGTCGGTAAAAAATAATTATCTTCGCACAAATTAAATATAATGGAAATTAAAGTACGAGACCTAGGCGCGGTAGAAGAGAAGTCTGTTGCAGAAGTGGAACAGCAGCTTCTTGAAAAACACGAAGCCGAAGTAAGTGGTGAAACACCTGACGAGCCAGTAGCTGAAACTGTGTCGGAGCCGACACAAGAAGAGCCCGCTGGTTTAGATGAGGAACAAGTTCTTTCATTTCTAAAGGACCGATACGGAAAAGAGATTAACACCGTAGGGGAGCTATTCGAAGAGCGCGATTCCGCGCCTGAGCTCCCTGAAGATGTAGACGCTTATTTCCGTTTCAAAAAAGAGACGGGTCGTGGGCTCAAAGACTTTGTTGAACTCAACAAGGACTATGACGAAATGAACCCTGACGCACTCTTAGCTGACTACTACCTCGCTACAGAAGACGGTTTAGATGCCGACGATGTAAAGAGTATGGTAGACGATTTCAGTTACGATGCAGACCTCGATGAGGAGTCTGTCATCCGTAAGCGAAAGGTCGCTAAGAAGAAAGAGGTTAATAAGGCTAAGAAATATTTCTCAGACCTTCAAGAGCAATATAAGGTACCCCTTGAGTCAAGCGGGAATCCTTTGTCTGGCGAAGAGAAGGAAAATTTTGAAGCCTATCAACAATACGTGAAGGAGTCTAGTAGTATCCAACAAGAAAACGCTCGTCGTAACGAGTGGTTTCGGGATAAGACTGACGAAGTTTTTTCTGATGAATTCAAAGGTTTTGAATTTAAAGTCGGAGATAAGGACGTCACTTTTAACCCAGGGAACGCTAGCGAGATGAAGAAAAACCAGACTGACATTATGAACTTTATCAATAAGTTTATGGGTGAAGACGGTTTGATTCAGGACGCAGCAGGATACCATAAGGCTTTGAGCGTTGCAATGAATCCTTCTAAGTTCGCCCAGTTCTTTTATGAGCAGGGCAAAGCTGACGGAGTCGAAAACATCAGTCGTAAATCCAAGAATATAAATATGGATTCGCGAAAGGTGCCTGAGACATCGAGGAAGGATGGAATGCAAATTCGGAATGTAAATTCCGATTCGGGACGCGGACTAAAAATTAGGAGCGCCCGTAGAGTATAATTTTTAAAAACAGAAAAAATGGCTGTATTGACATCCCCTGGGTTTGATTTAACCCCAGCACCAGAGCAAAAAGCTTTGGCGTCAAATTATATCACTAACTTTGATTTCTTGAACCAGTATCTCCCTGATACTTACGAGAAAGAATTTGAGCGCTACGGAAACCGTACTATCGCTGGTTTCTTGCGTATGGTAGGGGCAGAGATGCCTTCTAACTCTGACCTCATCAAGTGGGCTGAGCAAGGGCGTTTGCATATTAAGTATGACGCTTGTGTTACAACAACTGCTGACGGAGAAGATACGGCAACGTGGACTATCACGCTTCCTACTGGAACTGCTAATAGCGCTTTGCGTGTGGGTCAAACCATTATGATTTCTTCTGCCGCAGGTGCTGCAACGCTTAATAACAAAGCTGTTATTACTGCCGTTGGCGCCGTTGCTGCTGGGGCTTTTACTATTGACGTAGCTTACTATGAAGCTGGCGGTCAGGCAACTGGTATGGAAACGTCTGCTGCTTGTAGCATCTTCGTTTATGGTTCTGAGTTTGCCAAAGGCACAGCTGGTATGGTTGGTTCTTTGGAGGCTGAGGACAACTTCTTTGAGAATAAGCCAATTATCTTGAAGGATAAGTACGCTGTCAACGGTTCTGATATGGCTCAAATCGGTTGGGTTGAAGTAACTTCTGAAAACGGAGCTACTGGATACCTATGGTATTTGAAGTCTGAGCACGAGACACGTCTTCGTTTCGATGACTACCTGGAGACTGCTATGATTGAAGCTGTACCTGCTGGTTCTGGTTCTGGAGCTGCTGCCGAACTAGGTGATGCCGCTGGTTCTGAGGGTGTCTTCTATGTAGTTAACAACCGAGGAAATGTATTCCAGGGTGTTCCAAATACATTGAATGATTTTGACAATATCATCCAGCGATTGGATAAGCAGGGTTCTATCGAAGAGAATGTAATCTTCGTTAACCGCGACTTCTCATTCGCTATTGACGATATGTTGGCTGCTCAGAACTCTTACGGTAATGGTGGCACTTCGTATGGTCTCTTTGACAATGACGAAGAGATGGCGTTGAACCTCGGCTTCCGTGGCTTCCGACGTGGCTATGACTTCTATAAGTCTGACTGGAAGTACTTGAACGACCCAACTATGCGTGGTGGTTTGAATGGTGGTAAGGTAGACGGCTTGTTGGTGCCAGCTGGTTCAACAACTGTATACGACCAAATTATGGGTAAGAACGCTAAGCGACCTTTCCTCCACGTTCGGTACCGAGCTTCAGAAACTGAAGACCGTCGTTACAAGACTTGGATTACTGGTTCTGCTGGTGGAGCACGTACTAGCGACCTCGACGCTATGGAAGTCAACTTCCTGTCTGAGCGAGCTGTATGTACGCTCGGCGCGAACAACTTCTTCTTGTTCCGTGACTAATCTCTGAAAGGGAGGGGGCAGTAAAACCCCCTCCTTTTTTTTCTTATAAATTCTTAATTCAATAAAATGAAAAAACAAGCTCAACTCGTAGACAAGGTCTACAAGCTTAACCGCGACGTGGCACCGTTAACCTTTACGCTGTCTTCCCGCAACACCGCCCGTAAGCCTCTTATGTATTTTGACGGACAAGTCAATCGCGCTTTACGGTATGCTCGCAATCAGAAAACTCCATTCGAAGACGAGCAAGACGGAAACTTTATTTTAGAACCAATCGTCTTTGAAGACGGGTTCCTTTCGGTACCAAAAGAAAACCAGGTACTACAGCATTTTTTGAGTCTGCACCCTGACTCAGGCTCTACCTTTTCTGAAGTTAATAAAGAGAAGGACGCTCAGGAGGAGCTAGACCATATGGTTGTCGAGGCCGACGCCTTGGTAGCTGCGCGTAAGATGAGTGTGACGGAGATGGAGATGATTGCTCGGGTGCTCCTAGAGATTGACCCTAGTAAACTTTCTTCTGCTGAGCTCAAACGTGATATCTTAATCCTAGCTAAGCGATACCCTTCTGACTTCTTAGAAGCTCTAGAAGACCCTTCTTTGGACCTGTACGGCAAGGTGTCGTTAATCCTTGACAAAGGG